GGAAACTAAATGGGCACAACAGGGGCTCATGGCCCCCCCGCATAGGTGACTCTACTATGCGGACCCAGAGACGGGAAGATCAAACAATGGCGTTAACTGCTGCTAAAAGGATGTCACATTTAAGTGATACCTTCTCGCGACACAGAACAGTCTTGGAAGAATCTTTCCATCTCGCACTGGGGTCTGAAGAACGACCCCCCACTGGAGATTCCGGAACGCGCCACTCCTTCTCGTGAGAGAAGTCAGGGAAGCAATTCCACAATTTCTTGAAACGTTTCTTTGATTTAAGGTACTGATGATTAATATCAGCCTCGTCAACTACCGTATCTATAAATTTCTGAATAGAACGGCAATTAAATTGACTGACGACCCCGAGCAGATTCGGGGGGACCAAAGACCTAAAGATCGTTTGCAAAGAGACATGTCCTAAACCGTTATTACGATCCGTGAACACCAGGTCCTTCCATGGAAGAGCCGGGAAACGCGAACGGAAATAAGACATGTGGAAGAAGTACAGTTTTCGAACTTCTTCAATTATGGACTTTCCTGATCCGACGGATTCCAATCCGTCGAGAAGAGTTTTCAGAATAGTTGGTGCCGCTACCAAGCGGTCCACCACTTCTGGGAGAGATGAATCGGTACCCAACACATGGGATACCCGCTTTACCGAGTAATCTTTGGAACAGTCATTCTTACGTCGATTAGTTATCAAACCAAAATTGACATAGGGAATTTTAGTGATACTCATCTGATAACACAAATCATTAATCTGTCTGGAATTAATCCTAAACAGACATGAATTGATTGTCAAAAATGAATCACTAGCAAAATTCTTCCCTACGGATGGCTTTAACCCGAATTGGACGACGACTTTCTGCCAAATCTTATAAAATCGTGGAGTGCACTTAAAAAGGATATCATCACCGTTAATTAAAACGGGGGGTAACTCTTCAATTCGAAGAGGTCGACCCTCATATTCTTCACAGGCACACCAATAGGCGATTAAATTAGTTAGGCAAAGAATGGGAAAACTGAGAACATTTCCCATAAGTTGACCGTTTTTCTGCACAATTGAATCACAGAGTCCACAAATAGTCCTCCAGTGCTCATCAACTTCTTTACTTGGAATACCAGCAGCGACCATGGCTGATCGCCATTGGTCTTCTCTAGGTAAACCGATCTTACTATACTCAACATGACAGTTGAACAAAGATTGTTCGATCCGTGCCCAGAGCTCTGGGTTTTCAAGAAAGTGAGCTCCCCACATGCGGTGAATTAATTTTTTACCACAATAGGGATGGAGATTGTCCGTCGCTGCCGAATAATCACCACTAATCCATAAATCCCCGGGTGTCCATTTTGACCTCATAACGAATTCGAATATGAGATCTTCAGAAATGGTTTCACCGGTGAGTCGGAAAATTCCTGATCGATGCTTTGATAACCTCTTAGACAACTTCTTTTGAAGGTCTTGTAAGGGAATATACTGCAAAGTATCAGGCTTGGTGATGATCCGAACCTTCATAGGCTCGAGGATCATGGCAGGGACAGCATGAGATGGGACTTCGTTTTCCTCAGTAGGAATAAACGAGTCGAACTGGTCCTGCGGTATGTCACCTACAGTTCCAGATCGATGTGATTCTATAAGCTCTTCATCAGAGATTGAATATCCACGCATTTCCATAGTCTTGACTCCTCTAGTTGCGAAACCGAGAAAGTCATTATTGTGAGAGAGTACCCAAGAAGCCTCACGGCCCTCCTTGAACTCTTTGCCATCACAAACATTGGAAAAACGTAAGAAGCCTAAATTTCCCTTACAAGAAAAGTTACTACTTATCGTGGATTTCACTCCGATACCCCGAATCTTCGGACCGTTCTCCTTATCAGATTTGCTGACAAGTGAATCTAGACGGAAGGCTCTGACGACCTTTCTGATTATACAATCAGTTCTCTTTTGGTCGTACTCAAACGGAAGATCTCGAGAGAGAACTTCGGCATGGGATTTGAGCTGTGCAGCCATCTTGGTGGGGCGTACTGGCAACAATGACTTCTTGAGTCCCTGGAGAAGGGACCACAGAGTCGTCATATGTCTGGTCTTCAAATGAGAAAAATCCTTACGGTTTTTCTTATTCCTGTTCAGATATGTTACTAGTGGGCGAGGGAGAAAACTAAGTAAGGGTAAACCCTTATTGATCTCAGGTCTCTCGACACCAAAATGGTCAGAGAATGCGATATTAAACACTTGCTTACAGGCGTCGGAAACTTTGCCTTGTAAAGCTAAAATGATTAAAAAGTGTCTTAATCGTTCTCGGTGGAGTTCTTCATATTTAATTCGAAATATCTGAAGGAACTCAAAAATGCGTGTTTCATAATCGTTCACTTCGACTATGATTTGATCATACATGCAACTCCTCCCCTGGTCAGTGGATGGGAAGAGCGCAACCTCTCTGAGGGCGCTGGTTAACGAGAAATTCCTGGTCCATTCTTCAGTAACATTACTGCATCCCTTAAGGGTAAGCAAGTAACATAACTTCGTTATGGCTGAAGGAACCTCACGGTCCGGGATTTCTCCAGTGGAAGTTAAGTTGAATAATTGGTGAATAGCCAATTTCAACAAAGCTTCCATAGGGCACACTTTAAGATTGAACAGGGTCTTGGGTG